AACAGGCGAGCTAGGAAGGCATACGATTCAACGTAGCGCGACACATGATCGGACCGTGAATGACAGTCGCGACCGGAAGAGAAGCCGGAAGGCATCCTCTTCTGTTTGCGTACATACCGAGTTTTAAACGGTCTAGGCATGTAGAACCCGCAAACTTCCCCCTCACCTTTGCTTTTAAACTTTCTGAGCGCTTTAGCGAACTTTCGTTCAGCGTCAGGTTTTCCAGCAAAGTCCAACCAAGCAGGTGCTTGGACGGGTGTGAGATACCCACCACAACAAAGCATCGTCTGAAAGAAAGGCTCTTTATATCGAACCCTTTTCGATTTAACTTTGTAGTATGAGTACTTCCGAGGGACCTCAGTAGTGCGGAAACCAGCATCATTTCCTTCCCACTCAGGTACGAAACAGACCTCGTGATCTAAGTACGAAAACAATAGCTCTAGAGATCGCGGCAGCAGCAGGTTATGCTGTGCGCACCACTCAAAGAGTTTGTTGATCGCTACGTAGATCTCCGGATCGCTGTCAAGTGACTTTACATACACGGGTATAACATCATACCCGTAGTAGTAGTCGCCACCGCATGATTCACGGAAGGGTCCTTCAAGGTATGACTTATCGCGGTTAACGATGAAGCCACACGATACCAGGATGGTTATCAGGGACTCAGCTTCGCAGCTCGGAACGATGATATCGTCTCCGAATACAGCGCGCTTTGTCCAATCAATCCACCTGTGCATCGTCCCTTGCTTTACACCGTTGGCGTAAACTAATGCTGCGAATATTAACGTCATCATAGGGAATGTAAAGCCGTTCCCCATGGTCGACATCATATGCAGCACCTCTACATCCCCATTAGGAAGTACCGTTTGCGGCGATCTGAAATGCATCATCGCACGGTACACCCCGTCGGGTAGCAGACGTTTAACCAATTTGATACTGAACATATCAGATGCACTCTTCAGGTCTATAATAACAAGACCGTCAGTGATGCTACCTTGCATGGCTAGCAGCTTGTTTTTCGGCTGCTGGTCACGAATGTCCAGCCCAATGCGTCTCAAAACATCAGAGATGTACTCACCCAGCGCAAGCTGGAGGGCCATATTCCCGGACGGTTCGATAGCAATGGTTCTTTCGGTGGTTTCGTTTTTCGGAACCGTTGTCAGGTGTGAGCCAGCAACTACGTGGATACCCTCCTCTGAACTGAGCAGATCATGCGCAGCTAGATAGGGGTTATTATCACGTAGCCATAGAACTGCTGACTTACAAGAGGGCGTTACGCTCATCGGCTGCGACAGTTTTTCAGCGGTATGGGTCCCGGTAACCTCGTGAGAGGCCCCGGGTCCGAATCGCCAAAATCGCAGTAAGTGCCGATAATCGTAACTCACTTGGATTAGTTCGGGGTCATGAGTCGCATTATAATGCTCGAAAGCTTCAGAGATGAAGACTCGGGCAATGTGCTCAATATCCCTATCCAGATCCAAGTTGATACTGAAAACCCGCTGATTAACTTCGCGGAAGTCCGCGATAGCTTTTTCAGTGAGTCCAGGAGCACCAAGACGGGCACGCTTGCGGAGTCGGTCATTAAACCGGTTCCGGGCGAAATCTCGTTCGGGCTCTGGGGTGCGTTGCTTTGCATCTCTCAGTTCCTCTGACAATGTGTTGCAGAAGCTTAACAGCTTATCCTGCGGTGCCATAGAATAACTCCTAACAGCAGTGGTTAGTAAGGTGTCTTAGAGGACACCAGTGATGACAGTATCCGCGATACCAGATGCATTAGCATAGCCAGCGCCAAAATGCGCGCTGATCATTGCTTTAATGTCCTCCGGTTCGTAGGTGTCAGTTCCTGCAGGCACTTCAATGACCGTAGTAATACGGGCCACTTGGATGCTTTGATTAACTGCCGGCACAGCACCCTTGCGGGTGATGAGCTTGTAGCTATTCACAGGAATGTTTTTCACTACCCCGGTAACGGGGTTTACTGCGGGCAAAACCCGCAACACCGCAGGCCGGAAAAACGTAAGCGTAAACGGTTTTGACACCGAATTCGCATCGACTCCGACTTGCGTGCCACCCATAACAGTAACGGCGTATTGCTTACCGTTAATGTTGGGGGCAGTGTCTACCACGATTGTGTAGGTAGGGTTAGTGAACCCCGGCACTGCAGCGCCAGTGATTGGCGAAGCTGGGTTGAAAGACATAGTAAGTCCTCCGTCAGAGCTTAAGCACTGACAACAAGTTTAACAACTTAGATACGCTATTACGTGCAACAGAATCCTGGTGTTTTACGACCAGAGTTGCGTGCGGTAGCGCGGCGAGAGGGGTACGCTGAAACTGCATCAACTCAAACTGCCGATGCTGCATCGGGGATTCGATTGGAATTATACCATTCGGGTTACCTTTAGCAGAAAATTCGAAAGAATGAGTACAGCGACATCTCAGCATGCGGTTCTCGACGAGATAGATCGTGTTCGCAGGTGAACTTGTGAACACGTCGTCGAGGAACTCTCCTACGTTGGTGAAATAATCAAACAGCCAGGAAAAGGCGGTCAGCTCCCACAAAGTACTTGGGATAGCTGAAAAGCCGATACCGAGCTGATCCAACAAGGAGTAGTCATTCGCGCTTGCCAAGGCAAGCTCGAACCCGCCAACAAATCGGTAGGATAACTCATACGTGCCACTCCCTTTCTTATACAGAGCAAACCCTATAGGGGTGCTCGTAACAGATGTGGAAGGGTCGTACGTGTATAGCCCTCGTTTTGTTGCAGTCGCACGGAGACGCACATCGGAATCCTGTCTAGCTATATATGATGCAATTGCATTGCCTATGTTCGAGATATCCCCGATCATAGGTGCAAGAGCAAAGTTATAGCCTAGCCAAGTGTCCTGCATGTAACGAACCCACGACCGCCCCTTTGTTCTTTTTGCCTCTAAACACGCAACGGCGAAATTCGTAGAAAGCATAGCGGCTTGGCGCACAAGTGCGCCAAGTTCACGAGCTTCTGCGAGTGGTGCCATTGCGTGAGCAGAGCCTGTCCTGCCGGCCAGCTGATCTTTCATTTTCTTTAGCGCGCGGTTGCGCGTTTCGGAATCTGTAGTGTCATTTGGAAACCGGGGCACACCATAGAGCTTATAACGTCCCGATGTATCAATTCGGTACGAGAATTTCTGCCCTGTGGTGCCAGAGACCTGCATGACTCCCCCGATAGTCAAACACTTTCCAGTAGTAAGACTATACGGTAGGGATGCATCCTGGTTTCTGCGGACTTTATCACGCCAATTGGGTAAGGAATTACGTGTCCTGCTGGTCGTAACAAGTGTGATTGGAGTTGAATCCTGGACGATAGACGGGCTCGCATTTCGCGAGTCCGTTGTTATCGTCCGAAAGGATTCGATACCGATCAATTTGCTTGTTTCAACTGGCATGGCACTTTCCCAAAAGGTGACACTGCACGCGAGAGCGTACAGCGACGGGGAAACCCCGATTAAAGGACCTCACGGCGCCTTACAGCGCCGGAG